ATGAAAATCTTCTGTCATTGACAAGAAAGTCGTTTCTATAGCTTCAGATAATAAATTTTTAGCGGTCATTGATCATGCACCTCTATAGTAGAAATCCATTCTGGTCCATGGGTATCACCTCTATGAATAACACTATGGACATTGAATATTGTGTTATCTGGAATTTCTCTGCTTGAAATACCTAGCTGTCCTTTAGGATTAATTTTAGGCGATAATAAGGACTGAACTTTCCAACCTGGCTTATTCTTTACGGATGTTCCTTTGGCCTTCTTAGTGTCATCTAAAATTCGACTGGGTGAGTTTAACAGCCCACTCTTTGTATTAAGCAATACGGCTGTGGTAGAATCATTCCCATCAAACGGAGTTAATCTTATTTCATTATTTTGGATAGTCCATTCTAAATCTAAATATTCTGTAACCTTGGTTAAGGCCACTTTTGACATTCCAGTAAATGCAAATCCATTTGAATAAATTTTTTCTACTGGTAGAAAAATAGTTTTAAGATTATTCGGTAACGGGAAGGTACTTAAAATTGTTTGTAAAATAGAACGTGCACTTACTCCCTTATTTTTTGAAATTGATATTTTAGAACTGCCCAAAGAGTTCGCTCCATCATTTGCCATTATAGTCGTTACCACATTGGGTCTAATTATCTTATGGGTTACCGAAACAACGTCCCCCGAAAAAAGCAACTGCTCTCCCTCTCCATCTAAATAACCAGCATATAAAATTATATTATCACCCAATTGTTCTGTCTCGATTTTTTTTCTGGTATCTTCTGATAAATTAAAAACTTCTATTTTTGCGGTATTAGGATCCTTACTCTCGACCTTTGATATTTCAAAAGTAATTCTGAGATCTTTAATAGAAATGGCAGTAAGGGCATTGGGTTTGCCTATTGTCAAAGATGCGGACCGCCTAAATTGTGTCAATTTCGTCCTCTGGTACGTAGATTAAATTTATAATAGAACCCAAATTATCCCTGTTAATTTCTGTCTCACTGTCTGTTGTATCAATACAATATAATTCCCCTGGTGGCAATCCTATTGAAGGATACTGAGAAAACAAATTCGAATTTAAAACTAATTTTAATCCATCAATTATATGAACTTCATCAATATCTGAAATTGAAATTGTCCACTGGGCTGAAGTAGTATTGTATAAAAAGGTCAAATTATATGACACCCCGTCCAGATCCATTTGTTGGGAAAAATTCGAAAAAGTTGTATCTATCGGTAAATTAAAAGCCATATCATCCACCACTTAAAAAATTTTGAGCACTTTTTAAATCAGAAACTTTTTTTGTCTGTTCTACATCAGCTTCTACTTTATCCACTTGCCCTTTTTTTACATTAGATTGAGCAGGATCTTTTACTGATTCCTGAGCATTAGGAATAGCAATTGTTTTAGTTTCAGTTGTGTTGATTCTTTTAAAGGTTATGTTCGCTCTTAAGGCTTGGCCTGTTTGACCATCTCTAGGAAATTCTAAAGTCTCAATAGCCATATTATTGTAAACCCTAAGGCCCGTCACAATATCGAACACTTTTGGAATATCATTATCCTGAAAACCTTTTATTTTTCGACCAGCTAAACTCAAAAGAAGATTTTGAGCCGCCTCCACAAAGGTCGCTTCACCCACTCTGGAGTTAACCTTAGCCTCATTTGTATTACTATTTCCTTTTACAGCATCAATAATCAGATTATTAAACACACTCACAATAGGGGAATTAGTAACTATACCTTCCATTTCATATCGTTCGGGTAATTTCCGAATATTATCATTAATATCAAAACCCTCTTCAACTGGGAAATCTGTTATCTCTGCATTATACTGGTGGGATTCTCTAATAGTCGCATCAAATTGAAGCTCTCCAACTTTAGCAGCTTTTCGATTAAATAATAAAGTGAGTGTTTCAGTCGCCATTATTGTTCGTTTCTCCTATTAGCTAATATAGCATTCCCCATGGCATCATTTAACCTTTCATCAAATAATTTTTCAGCACTTTGTACTAAAGAAGTTTGTTGTTCGGCCGAAGTTCCTTCAGGGACTTGTAAAGTTACACTGGCTTTTACATCAATATTTTTACTAGAACCTGTTACGGCTGGCGGTGTGAATCCTGCGAGGCTTGGAGTAGAAAATACATTTCCTTGCTGGGATGATTCATTGGCAGTTCCTCCCCCCTGTATACCAAGTAATCCAGCAACCTTTTTAATTACTGCACCAGCGAAACCAGAAACAATCTCACCTAGTTTCAAAAACATACCAAAGAATATTTTTAAAACTGTTTTTGCTACCTTAAAGGCTATTTCAGGAACTTTCATCCAGAACTGACCCAAAAGCTTTATGTATCCGATAAATCCTTTTATAAGTAGGTTTAAAAATTTATCCCAGTTCTCGGCCCCGCCTTCAGTGACAGCGGCCCAAAAAGACATTATAAAATCTTTTACAAAATTGAATATTGAAACAACCTTGGTTTTAAAATTCTCAAAGTTACCAAGTAGGGAACCTATAACGGAATCGCCCCCATTTTTCCACACCATAAAGTCATCGACTAGTAAGTATATAGCGGCACTAATAGCAGCGATCACAGCGATTATTTTAGCAGCCAATATTAAAAAGGCACCCATTCCAACGATTCCAACCCCCCCTAATATCGGCCCTAGTGCAATTATACCCGCTATGGCTTGACCCAATAATCCTATAATCAAAATAAGAGGCCCAATGATAGCGGCCAGTCCTGCGAAAGCCAAAATCATTATTTTAATTGGCTTAGGTAAGCCACTAATAAAATCAACAAACTTTATTAATACACCTGTTATTTTTGCTAGCATCGGCAAAAGCAACACGCCGAAAGTCTCTTTTAAGTTTTTAATTCTCTCACTGAATTTTCTGAATTGATTCGCTGCACTCGTCGAAGTCCTAGCATAATCACCGATCGCATTTTTTGACTGTGTAAATGATAATTCTAATAAATTTAAAACCCTTGCTTGTCTCTCTGTGACCTTTTCAGATAACATCAATTCTTTAGTTCTTTTTTTAAATTCTTTTGAACCTTGATCAACTGCTATGCCTAAAGATAAAAGGTTTTCGGTTTGACCTAATAAACCTTTAGTTAACTTCATCCCTGCTTCTGCGGTACCCCCTTCAATATCTTGAAAAGACTGTAAATCACCCGCTAAAAAATTCACCTGCTTTGATAACTCTAAAGCTTTTTCAGTGCTAAATCCAAAGCCAGATAATAGATCCCCCGTGTCCCCTAGTAATGATCTAGCTGTTGCCCCAGCTAACCCAAAACTTTTAGCCAAATCTTGAGACGTTTTTTCAGCCTCTTCGCCAATACTTTTAAAAACTACTCTAAATTTTTGATCGGATTCCTCCGCTTCACTGGCAGCGGTTACCATAGACTTACCTAACAAAGCAATGGGAGCGGTAAGAAATAAAGACATTCCCGCCCCAAAGTTTCGAACATTCCTAGATACTTCTCCAAGGTTTCCCGATAGGCTTTTTACATTTTGCCGCACTTCTCCGATACGTTTATCAAACTGGCGAATCTTCGCCATGTCCGTATCAAAGGTGAGCCTCGTAACTAATTCTCTAACTACTGGCATTTAACCCAACCCTTTTTCTATTTTCTCTAAAGTCTTAACAATATAAGTTTGGCTTGATTTAATTGAGGCAATATCAATAGCAATACTATTCACAGACTCATTTGTTTTATCAATTCTTTCATGGGCTTTGGTTACTGAAGTATGAACTTTTTTAATCCCCTTCTCGAACTCTCCCTGCAACTTTAATTCTTTTGATTCTATCATAACAGCTAAATCCGTTTTATGGTGAATTTTTACATGATTGTTGAAACCTTCTTTTATTGCTTTTTTTATATACCCCCTACCAGTTAAAGTTGAGATAAAATACGTCAGTAAAGCGGTGAATACTGCCGTTAAAACTCCTATTAAAACTCCTGAACCTATAGTCGACATATTCACCTTTTTTATTTGTTATTAATTTTTTCAATTTCTTTTTGATGTTCTCGTTGAATAAATTCTTTCATATCCAGTACGGCTATTGCTCGCATAGAATCGTCTAAACTCCAGTGGTTTTCTAACTCCTCCAGAGTGCAAACTTTTTCTATTACAGTCAATCTCCATACCCAATATTCCTCGGTTAACTCTTCCGAGAGCCTTTTTCCAGCCTTCTTTGAGTAGCTGTCTTCCCCTCTTTTCGGGGCTTTCCAGTACTCTTGCTCTCTAAAAAAAGTCCTTTATAATTCACCTCCAGTACGAAGAAAACCGCTTTATAAAAACACATCATATTATTGTTGAAAATATTGTCGAAATTATCAGGTGTAAACTCTTCATTATTGAACCAAGTAGAAGAAAATACTTTTGAATAAAAAGTATCAAATTCATCATCACTCATTGTCTCACCTAATGTGCCGATAGCTTCAGCTAATAATGCAACATCTATATCTAATATTGACATTGTTTTTATATCAACATCCTGTGGTAAGGACGCTAGAGCTTCCCCAACTTTACCCAACACAGGCTTTAAAACCCTTGCAAAGTAAAATTTATTTTTGAACGCTTTTCGGGCATTCCATTGTACGACTTGGACCTCAGCGCCCTCTATCTTTTTCTTTTCTTGTTGTATCATAATTTATTTTCCTTTCTGGTGTGTGTGTGTGATTATAAGGCAGCATTACCGCCAACAAAAATTTGCGTTTCTGCCATTGCGATTACCCATACCCTAGTTGTAGTTTCCTTTCCATAAGAAACAACTGGGAGTTTTTGAACCCAACCATTTCCAGAAAAAAGAGTAGTCGTTCCATTAATCTCTTTTACAAGTACAGGAACGATCCCTGAATTAGACAATTCATCGGCTGTAGCAAAACCACTTAATACGGCATTACTATTTGACGTTTGGTCTAAGGTTAAGGTGCAAGCTCCAGATCTATCATTAGATTTGACTCTTGTTGTATCACCATCTGCGCCCACGGTCATTGCGTAAGCATCGTTATTTCTTTCAAAGCTGAAAAATTCTCCATCGGCAAAACCGCCTATAGGAAAACCTCCCACTGTTATTATGACATCTTTTGGATCAAAGCTATGTGTTGCCATGATATTCTCCTATTGGTTAAAGTGTTACTGTACCAGTAATGTTTGTTGCGTGAATAGCCCCTGTTAATGTAGCAACGAATGAAACACCATTCAACACTCTAGCAGCTTTATCTCCTTGTGAAACTTCAGAAGCTAAAGGAACTGTGACTGTGAATTGTGGGTCTGTTGCTATTCCACCTAAAGCTTGTCCTAACTGTAATACTTTAGTTATTTCAGCCTCGATTCCTGCGATACCACCATCGGTATAAGGAACTTTTGGAAGTCTGGTAAGTAAGCTAAATACGCCCTCAGTGATTCGGGCATCAAGCCAATCAACTAAGATTATAATATCTATGTATTCGCCTTCTCCAACTGTTCCAAATTCAGTGATTCCAACTCCACCAACTTCACTATACATATTAGCATTTTTCGCTAAGATATTAGTTCGTTGTGTAGCTGTAATATCATTTTTAGTAATACCAACTAAATCTTTTAAAGCGGCAGTATATGAGCCGGGGTCTAATGGTAAGATAACTCCAAACACTGCCGCTTCGATATATTCATTAGCTGCTGGAGGATGATAAAATACAGCAGACCTTGCATAACTCAAAGATTTGAATACTGCTGCAACGGTTGTTGAGTCTGCTGCATCGGTAGTATCTGCAATATCGGCATCAGCAGATCCAGCAATGAAAATCTTTTTCTGAGTTTCGATATAAGCTGCTGCATCTAATTGATCCTGTGCAACTCTGGAAGTCAACACTAAACCATACCAAGTATTATTCTCAATTGAAAGATTAGCTAAATCATTCGCCATTGTATC